TAGGATTAATACCAGCACCAGCAGGTTGCTGTAGACTATTGATGTAATTCTGTGCGACTTTCGCTTGTTCTGCCATCATTGCGGGAGAACTTGTTGCTGAATTAGAACGGCGCCCAGCAGCAGCATCCTTAATTGCTTGTATATTTGCAATCTGATCTACTTGGGACTTAACGATAGGTTGACCATATGGGTCGGTCATAGCAGCAGCAAGCTTTTGTTGCATTGCATCACGCATTGAGTTAGCTCCCATTGAACTGGCTCCAGCAGAAGCAACATCATAAGGAGAAGTGCGTTGCTGTTGTTGTTGGACAGCTTGTGGAATTTGACTAGCCATTCGCTTGTTCGAGCGACCTTCTAATAAAGCTGCACCAATCGTTCCCAATTGCTTTCCAGTAATACCAGAGTTACCATTAAAAAGATTACTCAATACACTAGAGATACTATCCATACCACGATCCAATCCACCAGCTTGAGATTGGGTTTGATTAAACCATTCAGGTGGAGCCATTGTCTGACCACCAGTGAATTGTCCCATTTCATTTGGTTGGGACGAACTCCAAGGAACTCCTTCTGATGGGTCCCATCCTGTATTAAAAGTAGGCATAGAAGTTAGACCGGGATTATTTAACTGATCCTCTGAATAACCACCTTGGTTCATCCAACTAGTATCTACAGGAGCTCCTGTGTACATATCATTCGTTTGTGTGTCCCAGTTAAAATCACCAGTATCACCACCGTAAATACCAGAATCATACATCCCGCTGAAATCTTCATCATCCATTATATTTCCTTTGTGTAAGTAGTATATTGGTAGTATACCATAAGTTTGTAACTTTGTCAATCATTATAAAGAACCTGTCCATTGTGTGCGCATAGCAGGTAATGTAACTGTTCCTGCGGTTGTACCGGGCACATCTGTAGAATTTAAAGTAACTGTATTACTACTAGCCCAAATATAGTGTCTAGTTTTTGCTCCAACAGGAATCTTCAAAGTCGTTGTAAATAAGACCTGATCTTCGACACTTGGAACAACTTCTTTAGATCTAGCTGAATATCTTAAAATATTAAATCCTGATCCTGTATCAAGTTCTGCATAAAAATATACTTTTCTATTTCCTGAACTAGCAGAAGCATTTAATGTTAAAGACATTGTGTAAACACCACCATTAACAAATGTAAACTCTCCTGTACCAATATTATAAGTAATACCTGAGGTATTAACAATAGTAGCACCAGCAGGAGAAAACAAAGTTGGGACAATGGGTAGGACTGTTCCAGAGGTTTGCAATTCAACATCCAATTCATTACTCATCCCTGCATATTGAGTAGCAGACAAGTGATAATGTTCTCCAGCAGTTCCACCTTGAATTGTCTGTAAATCATTATGTTTTCTAACTGCAATGTCGGTTATATTAGAACCTGCAAAGTTAATAACATACCAAGGAACAGAGCCCGTTGTAGAGACATAATTTCGTAATTGTCTATACCACTCCATCCATGTAAATGAACCGGGCTTGTCATTAATTGGAGGCGGTGGTAGAGTAGTATCTGCCATTATGTTGCTCCTTCTTGATACTCAACCTCAACAGACTCAAGTCGCAGTGGAGCATTACTATTATGAAAGAATCGAAAAGCACGTCTACGAAAAGAACCTAAACGTTGGAAAGCTGGAAAATCATCATTCATATTAATCTGTTTTTCATTAGACCATGTTTGATAGTCATCGTCTGTCCAATAGAAAGAAACAATATTATTGGGTGAATAACTATCACCAACTAGTTTAAGTGAAGACATAAACTTTCTGTGGTAACTATCCATATCATATTTGTTAGTTATAATATCACATAGGATTGTAGTTTCATTGTCTACATAGGAATTAACATCTACTTTGTAGATTGTGCCATTAGTGGAGTGTAAAACAAGTGCATACCCAAGACCGGGATCACACATGAAATCGTAAGTAAAAACTCCATGATTTCCAGTGGTGTTTGTAGACCACTCATGCCATAGCTTTTCGTCCACATCATATACAAGAGTCCTTCCAGTAGTTTTTAAATTGATAACATAAAACAAATGACCTTTTGTGCGAATACCAAATCCACGACAATCGTCCATATTAGATTCAGCATCTAACAAACGTTCAATATACTCATCGGTAATTTTCTGTGGTTGAAAACCTTTAACTAACCACCCAGCTCGACCACCCGATTCAGAAGCAGATATATATAAACAGAATTGTTCATTTTGATAAATTGCATATGGTGCCGCTGTACCCATTTGAATTGTAGTAGAATCATTTCTAGACAAAGGTGATCCAGCAGCATTTGCGGCATCATAGAAAAATTCAATCGAACTGTGACCTAAAACAACAACTTGATTGTTCTGCCTAGCTAATGCTCGAATATCATCTGGAAACATTTCAGCAGTTAGGTAACTATCAGTAACCCAGCTTAAGGGATTATCTAAAACACTAGTATAAACATCACTACCTTTTGCTAAGACAATATAACCATCAATAAATGTTGGAGTTGGAATGTGAGGAGTTGGAAAATCAGCATCAACAATAGTTGTTACTAGATCATCTGATTTAATAATATAACCCTTAACTCCATCACAAAAGAAAACATAGTTTCCAATAGAAGCAGAGTTAGCGTTAATCATACCAACATATCCAGTTGAAGTTGTTAACACTTGTTTAGCTACAGTAGTACTTGATGTAATTCTATATAAAGTGTTTCCAATAACTGCCCACACTGCTCCATTAAACCATAACATTCCACGACCTTCTCCAGTAACACCAGAAGAGTTGTAGGTAGAAAGTCCTGGTCTTTTTGTAATGAAGATTTTCGTGTTTTCTAGTTGATCTACTTTGCGAGTTTCAGGAAACATATTCACAAAGCGTTGGTCTTTTGTACTACTTGAATCTCGATTAGAGTATGCTCCCATTAAAGGAAGACGAATCTTTTGAGGTTGTCCGGCTTGTGATTGTTTTGCCATTATTTATTTCCACGTTGAAAAAGTGAGTTCAATGTATTTGAACGCTGCTTTATATTTTCTGTGTTATTTGGAGATCCATTAAGAGATCTACCTAAACCAGAGATTAAAGCTGACTGTAGCATTCCTTGACCAGTGTTCTTCTTAAATAAATTAGAAGCTAGACTACCACCCGCACCAGAGATAAAATTACCCACTGCTTTTGCACCGGGAGAAGAGAAACTTGAATTATTAAACATACTCCCTAATCCACTAGTTACACCACTACCTACTCCACCAGCAAGTGCTCCTCTCAAAATATTATTCCCTGAAATTGCAGAGCTTACACCACCTTTAATAGCACCAGCGGCTGCAGCATTCGCAGTAGTACCCATACCCGTTAAATCAACACCATTCAATCCAGCACTTAATCCCATCCCGGCAACAGAACCTAAGACACCTTTACCGTTTCCAGTAGAAGCCGAATCAAGTCCAGAAATTGCAGAACCTACTCCGGGAAGAAATAGATCTACAATCATTGGAGCAATCTTCTGAAAGTATGGAGACTGCCCTTCTGTAGTGGATTCTCCTGTGGTTGCTTTTTGGACAACATTATGTAGAGGATCAATCTTGTCTAAGAAAGGATCAAGATGTTTAAAGATACCACCTAATAGACCAGTTTTCTGTTTGATTTCTTGTTGAGAAAAACCCCGTTCGGGACTATAACGAATGATTGTATTACCACGTGTCCACGAATCCCCATAAGGAGTAGGTGTAAATGGACTATAATCAGAAGGATTGTATTCCCATCCTTGTCTATTTTGTCCTGGCTTAAACCCTAGGTTAGTATACTTATTTATATTAGCAAAAAAGGATTTTGGATCTCTAGTTGGGACTTGTGCAGTACCATCTTCATTATACCTAGTAGGTACGTTTTCATTACCTTTTAAATAAGTATCACCAAATTCACGTATACTTTGATTAGCTAAACTTTTACCATACATACTAGGTAAAGATGCACCAACAGTTTGAAACTGAGCTTGAAGCGTTTTAGGTGCATAATCATATCCGCCTTTTTTAGCTAAATTATATGCACCTGTTTGTGTATATGGATTGTCTGTTCCATAATAACCAGCTTGATTTTTACCACCTTCTGTGTAATCACCTAGGGTGTTTCCAAGAAAAGCTCTAGTCTTTGTATCTATTTGTGGATTGGATACCTCTTGGAATCCTGCTCCGCGAAAACCACTTGTACCACGATCAGACCAAGTACTAGAACCCGGCACATTACTTAATTGACTAGTACCCTGTTCTTGTGCTTGACGTAGTGCACGATTGCGCTCTCGTTGAGATTGACCAATTGTATCTTGTAGGGTTTGATCATACTGCTGTGCAAGATCCATTACCAACTCCTAAAGTCTCTTTGGAAGTAAAGTGAGCCTTCCTCTAATCCAAAGTTGAGAGCTTCTTGTTTAATGATCGACATTTCTTGCCACAGTGTTTTACGACTAGCCATATCTAAACCATACTCAGGAGCAAGTCTAGTAGCAAGACCATACGTAATAGCATCATACCATTCTTGTGGAAAATCCGGTGTGTCTGTTGAAACATCGAAATCTTCAAAAGGACGTTGATAGTAAATTACAATTGTGTTAGCTGTTTGTTCAACAGTAGAAGGCACAGGAAACACATGCAAAATTCCATATTCATTTAAAGGTTCATAATAAATTTGAATAGGATTTCCAGAGGATGTTTTATTACCTAGAATGTTATACTCTTGTCTTGTAAGAATTCTAATCGGAACATCTACATTAGAAGAAGTATTATGATTAAATGCTTGTATTACTTTTAATGGTTTAGGTGTATTAACAGTTTTACCTATTCCAATTTGATATGTTGCTGAACCTGTAGTTAAAGGAACAGCAAAAGATTTAATTGCCCACAAAGGCATCCCATCAGCTTCCCATGCCTTTACTAAACCATTCAAGGCACTGGCAGCTTCAGTCGTCTGATTAGTTGTAGGTGTCTCCCCTTGAGCCAAGACACCAATAATACGTAAAGCTCGTTTGATGATGTCATCACGACTCACAGAAAAATCTGTGCTGCCACTAGTTGCCATGTCCTATCCTTTCAATTTAATGAGTGTGTAGATTGCTACAAGTGCTGTAGACAATCCACCAACCCATTTAATAAATCCAACTACAAAATTTGCAGCTTTCCATGCAGCTACTAAATCTTCTACATCATTAGAAAGTTTATCTAACTTATGTTCTATTAAAGTTAAACGTTCATCCTCTCGTCGTTGATTATGTTCTATCATGTCTTTTATCATCCCAATTCAATAATTAATCTATTATATAACCCATCAGTATAACAGTGTAAACATGATTCCGTCTGATTGCATCATCAGGGCGAACCCGGCGTGTTCAAAGTTTGTCTGGTTCATGAATCAATAGCTCCGAAGGCTTTCCATGTTCCCGGAACCCCTCCAACAGTACATACCCAACCAACCTTACCAGCCGCGACAGGTGCTTGGTTATATACCACGTCACCAGAAAGCCACGTTCCATAGGTTGGAATATTTGTCGAATATCCAATCTGCTGCGCGCCAATCGTAGCAACTTTGACAATAGTGGTTGGTAACACCGCTGCCGCCACAGATGCCCCGAACCAATTATTCGCCATTTGCGGCAGCATCCCAGCAACTGTGGTTTGCAGCGCGTAGATTGATCCAGTGGTGTTGTCAAAGAAGCGGTTGTTGGAAATGATGGCACCACTTGTATTTGAGAACAGGTAGATGTTGTACTGCACCTTGGTTGTGCCACTACTGTTGTCCTCGAAACTGCACCCATTAATTTCAACATCCACACAGCTATCAGTTGTCCTAACGTTACTTGTGCTTCCGCCAAGCTGACCGCCATCAACGAATGCACAGTTGTTGACGGATACGTTTTTAGCAGCGCGGCAATGTATATCGTATAACCCGCTGCGGTAGAAACGACGAGTTACATTCAGATTAGTGACAACACCGCTGGAGGTGTTTATTGCATAAATACCAGTGTGAAACCCTTCACTATCTCCGCGCAAATCAACGTTGTCCATCAACTTATTGACTGTTGCAGTTGCCCCAGCCAAGGCCGTAGCTGTGCTTGGCGTGATACTCAGTACCGCTGGAGTTGTTCCACTAATTACGGACTTCGTTAATGTCATCACCTCAGACCCAATGGCGATGGTTGAACCAGCAATCAGGTCAGTGCTGATGGTTGTTAATGTTATCGTTGTGTCGTTTAGAGCAACTGCATTTTGCAGGGTGTCTGTCCCGGTTAACCCCCTAATCTGGATACCAACACATGCCGTTGTGTAGTCTGTGCGTAAGCATGTATCAGATGTGTTCATATAGATGTTTTCAGAACCAATCATCTCGAACGGCACGGGTAACTTGGTTTCGCCGCTGACCTTTACGTTGCTACAGGATTGAATGTACATCCCCGGCGTGTAGATGTCCGTGTACAGCCCATCAATGTGGCGGAGGTTTAGTCCATTGATCTCAAGGTTCTTAACCATTCTGGCATCAAAACATCGTGATGCGGAGCTTAGTGCGCCTCGCTCGATGGTTAGTCCATCAAATACAACCGATGAATTTTCATCCACAGCGATCCAGCGAGTGTCTGCTCGCAAACCAGAAGGCCCACTGACGATAACGCCAGTGCCTGCGTAGTTTGAGACTAGCGTATTTTCAAATCGAATGTTCTGATACACAGCCCCTTTTGAATCACCCTGCGCCACTACTCCCCCAACGTCACCAGCAGAAATCGTGATTGGATCACTAATATTTGCCGCAGTGAAACCAGACACAGTGATGTCATGGCAAGCAGAGATGAAAATTGCGCCCAATGCCGTGTCAGGTGCAGGTGCTGACGACCGGAATCCATCAATACGGATGCGACGGGGATGCCATGACTTTGTAACCGGGCTGGTGTGAGGCAGCAACGGATCGAACTCGCCACCCCAGTGCATCATCATGCCATACGAGGCATATCCTGTTACGTTAATGTCTTGCAGAACTATATCGTGGCAGTTACCCATCACTGACATAATGGTAGTTCTGCTCGGCCCACCTGCTGTATCCACTCCCACCAGATCAACATTGGACACCGTTATATCCGTGTAGTCAGTTCCGTTCGGAGAGTAGTATTCGCCAATCATAATGGCATTGTTAAACTCACCACTGATACCCGCCGCTATAACCTCTCGATCAATCCGCACATTAGACAATGAACTTCCAGATTTCATCCAGAATCCACGATCTCCAACGCTACCGTTCACTGTCAAATTAATTACAGGCTTTCCCTTGCCAGTAAATCGACAATAAACAGGGATCGTGCCTGTTAAGTTATAACCCGTAGAAAGGTATGGAATTTCCACCTCTTGCCCGGCTAGCGCACCAGCGATAATAAACGCTGCTGTGTGGTCACTACCGCCAACATGGAAATCCAGAACGCTCACACTCTCCCGCATCTTGCTCTGCACATCCGTAGCAACAGCGCCAACACCAGCAGGCATATACCCCACCAACGATGCGCCAGAATTCCCACTTAGATCAGCTAAAGTTTTACCAGTTCCAAATCCAACTAAAGATGAACCACTATCTGCAGCTAAACTCGCATACTCAACTTTATCTGTATTTAGATTCGTAAAGTTGGTATCTGCTTCTATCCAAGTAAGTGCAGCATCTTTACTAGCTCGTGTTACAATTGTTGACATTAAAATTCCTCAAAGTAAGTTTGTTTTATGTGATTTTCAATATAATTATCATCCACATAAAGTGTTATATAAGATACAGGCGCAAACACCAAAGTTGGTATTGGACGTTGAAATGGAACAGAGATTTTATCTGTATGTGCTTTGACAAAGTCTTGTGGATGGCGATGTTCAAAACAGTCTCCACAAACGATAAAGCCTGTCCACTCATGTTTGGCTTCATGAGCTTTAATTTTTTTACTACATCTGTCACAGGTTAAATTGAATTCTCCTGACAGATAATAATTTTTACTCATAAAAATCTTTCAAATATTTAATAGCATTTTCTAGAGTTTGTATATTGTCTCTACTATATCCAAGAACACTATTACAAGCAGAACAGATTAGACCTCGAACCTTTCCAGTAGTGTGACAATGATCCACAACTAACGGAGAAATTGATCCACATACACCACATACACCAACACGATTATTAACAAGTTGTTCTGCCAATATGGGATCAAGATCATATGTTCTAATATAATGTCTCTTTCTATCATTAAGTCTACTTTTCTCTAAATTTTTTGATTTCCACTTAGAAAAGTCAGAACTAGCACAAACCTTACATGCAGATTTGTGTCCAGACCAATGATGTTTATCCTTAGAAAAATTAGAAAGAGATTTTACTTCTTTACATCTAGAACATTTCTTTTCATGAATTTCCATAAAATCCTTTCTTTGAGGAACGTAGTGACGAAGCGAGTTTACGAGCATTCACCAGAAACAAAAAAATTCTTTTTCATAGAAATCCTTTAAAAAGGTTGTAGTAGTAGGATTTCACCAGTAAGAACATTTATATATCTAACTAAAGTGCTTACTACTGCTGGCCCCGCTGTGATATTTACCTGTTGTCCTATGTAAGAATAGACTCCACCAGAAGCAGTCACTCTCTTACTCTTCCTCAAGTCAATATCATTGCCAGATAAGTTATAAGTGCCTCCTTGCGCAGTCAGTAAATAAGAAGGACTGAGTGCAGTATAAGTAATATCAGCAGAACTGCCTACTAGACTGTAAATACCTCCTTGTGCAGTAAGAATGTAATTAGCAGACAGTCCTGTAAAAGTAATATCTGCAGATGCGCCTGAAAAGGAATAAGAACCACCAGAAAGCGAAAGCTGCCTTGAGCGATATAGAGAAGCATCTGCTCCTACATGCTGATAAGTACCTCCAGAAGAAGTAAGAAGTTTAGATTTAAGAAGCTGTGCTGGTTGACCAGTTAAACTATAAATTCCAGCTTGTGCTGTTAGTGTATAAGAACCTCCTATATAAGATACAGGTACAAATAAGCGGGTTTCGCGGGGCGCGAAGATTTGCCACGGGTTTTCTGATAATTTTGCTACATCCGAGTCAGATAATGCCCCACTGAGTAACGCCCCGCCGTAAATTGTTGATGTCGACTTATTGACATAAGCACTCCCATTGTACGCCGCCCCAAGCGTTAGCGACTGAGTTGGCTTATTCGTATGAGCTGACCCAACAGCGCAACTTCCGATAAACCTCCCGTTGCGGAAAAACCTTGCCGTTGTTGCTGCGACAGATACAGCATATATGGCATCGGTGCCAACTTCATAAAAACTAGGTATTGCCGTGTAATCCGCTACGCCGCCGTAAGTGATGCGCCCAGATGTTGAAATTCCTCCGGTTTGTATCTGCCAACCGTATCCGACCGACGCGCCGCCAAAAGATATGATTGAATCAATTGCTGCGGTTGATTTTTTGGCAACAAATAAAATTGTAAAAGGAGGCGGGACGTATCCGATGCGCGCGATCTGTGCGTATCCGTACCCTGAAAAATTATATCCAATACCGGAATTACCAGAGCAAAGGGGCTCCCCGGTAGATTTGACGCTAGATAGTGTTACTGCATCAAATTCTGCGGTGAATGCAGCTTTCACACTCCTAAAAAACGGGCTTGAAACATCGAGTCCTCGCACGCCCTTTGGCTGGCGAGTCCATATCTCCTGCCGGGGTAGGATCAACGGGAGCATTTAAGCCGCAGGGCCAATCGTGCAAGGGGTAACAAGCAAATCCCATCCGGCGCTCAATGTCTGCCCGGTGCCGTTGTTGTGGATGTAATAGTCAGCTTCCCACGGCACGTTCTGCGCCATCAATACCAGCGATTGTGCAGTCGCCACGTTATTGACTACAAACACACCAATGTACTGAGTTGGTCTGGTAGTCTCAGGAGCATCCGCATCAGTCGTACCGTCGATATTCAGCGGTCGAGCATAGAGTGCCAACGTGGTGTTTTCGGTCGGTGCCGTAGCGAACGTCCCGGTTAAAACAAAACGCGCATCAGGGTAATAAGCGCCATCGGTGGCGATATTGTAACTTGCGTCATCAGCTTGCGCCAAAGTGTTGTTGGCGATAGCTGCGCCTGATGCTTCCAGCGTTTTTTGCGTTCCTAGAAATACAATTGCCTCGTTGCTCATAGCGTCAGTCTCCCCTCAGCAATATTGAGTGCGTCACTTACCACGTTGTAGTGGATAGGATCGGCAACCTCTGCGACTGCCATTAGTACATTCACAGCGGTAGTCATTGTAGGATTAGCGGCAGCAAACGCCGCAAGCTGCGACCGTGTTACTGGGTGACCAACATCAAATGTAGATTGCTCAATCATCTTTAGTGCCCACTTGACGTTTGCATCTGTAGCACCTGTTGATTCAAGAGCGTTAAGGAATTCGCCGCCAGAGGGTGCCATGACCGCCAAGACAGTCCCGATTCCAATAGTAGAAGGTTGTACCTTAATTCTACCTCTGGAGAGTATCTTAGATATTTCAACATCATTTCGCAGCGAAACCAGCGGATCAAGTACCTGAATCTCTTCTGACGTAAGAGCACGACACGCGACAGCCTCTAACGCAGTTTGTTGAGCTAGTGTCATAGCAACTCCTTAGCTAATCTTAAATACACCGGCCGTGGCCGTCTGATCTAAATCAACAGTCACTGTTTCACCTGCAGCAACAACTTGACTAGAGCCGTAATCCCAGTAACCAGGAATCACGTTGACTGTCTTATTTACTAGTAGTGCGTAGCGGAAAGTAAAGCCACCACCTGTAGCTGTCCATACAGCAGGATCAGCAAGCACCAATACAAAATCAGATCCATTCATCCCACTAGAAGTAGTGCTTACATTAGCACCTCCAGCAGTATATCCACCACTAGTAGTCAAATCAGTAGTACCAGAAACAAATGTTTTACTGGCTGGAACAGTGTCAGTGAGAGCAATAGCCCACTGATCAGTACCCGCATTAACACCTTCTACTAGATCTTCATTAGCAGCAGGAATTTTTACATAAGAAGCTGTAGGCATCTTAATCCTTTATAAATAAGTTAGCATTGTGCGATTATCCCACACATTATCAAAAAAAATATTACCATCAGCAAATTTTAATTCAACTCCTGAGGCTGTGTCCAATCTTTTAATTCTCCAAACAGATCCTGCGGTAGATGAACCAGAAGGGGCTTCCCCAACATATGAAAGTGTTGACGAAGCTGTGTCCACCAAGATAGTTAACAGTCGATCTGAATATTGTTCGACTGAAACACCCATTTAGATAATCCCAATAGAACGTAGTTTTTCTAGTTTTTCGTTGTACTCCGCAGCTTGTTTTTGAACTTCAACTTGAAGATCAGCAACGAACTTTTCTTGTTCTTTTAATTTCTTATCTCTCCCGGCAAAAGAATTAGCTAAATCTTCTGCAGCTTTTTGGCGAACATCTGCAGCATTTGTTTGCGCTTGAGCAATAGTGATTTTACCTTCTAGATCAATACGCAAAGTTTCAATTCGCTTTTCTTTCTTTGCATATACTTTTTCAAGCTCATCTGTCTTCTTTACGTAATCAGAAGTAATGGTTTCAATACGCACTTCTACCTCTTTTCGTAATTTGTCTAAGTCAGAAGCTTTACCAACAGTTTCAATGGCAGCATTTAAGCGGCCCTGTTCATCTTTAATATTCTGTAGAACGCGTTCATACTTGGCAGGATTCTTAACAAGCTCAATAAAATCTGCGATGTCTTGAATATTCATTATCGGAGTCCTTGTAGGATTGTGAGAGTTGTAGTTCCTGTACCAGCAGTATTATTAACTCGAATTGCACGAATTGGAAACGCATAGTTGCCATCCTTATTCGCAGTTTGTGAAACAAGAGAACTATGTTTAAAAGCTGTAGGGGTTACAGTTGAATCGAAAACATCATCAAAGGTGTGTTCAATATCATATGTAATTGTACCACCAACAACTACACCAAGACCCACATTAAATGGACTTTGTTTATAGTCTAATGGAATCCACGCAGTTGTCCCTGTACTTGTTATACTAATTACTTGTGGGCGCATTTTATTTCCTTATAAAAATAAAGGGCGCAATTTGCGATTAAACAAACTACGCCCTCTAGGGAGATCAAATCAAATTAAAGACGTTGACCTTGTGGTGGAATAATATATTCCACTTTAACAATGACTGGTGTGGTTAGCGTTGCACTAGCCTTTAGATATACAATTTTATCTTCTGTTAATTGAACACCAACAGACGCACCAGTTTGTGCACCAGCAACTTCATAGCCAGTTGAATTTGGTGCAAAAGCACTAACCAACTCAACACCACCATTAGTAAAACCAACGTTGATTGTCTGAGTAGCATTAGCACCAGTACAAATCGTATACACACCAAGTACAACTGCGTACTTAGGAAGACCAAATGCAGCAAAGCCGGTAGAACCGTCAGCTACTTCTAATACACCTAGTTTTACATATGGGTCACGTGCTGAAGGTGTAGTTTGAGTTACACCGGCTGGACCTACAATACCTACTGCCATAATTATTCCTTATAGAAAGTAGGGGTCGAAACCCCTACAATGTTAATTAGGCACCGGCGCTGCCATAGATTGCACGTGGATCAGACCAACCAAAGGAGTAACGAGCAGTTGCCTTGAACTTTGCGTTCTCAGTATCAAAGTCATTATCCATCTCGAAAGCATCACCGCGACGTTCAAAGTACTTCAGACCATCACCAATATTAGTTAGGATGAACCAAGCATCAGGATCGGTTAGATAATGGTTAGTAATAACATTACTAAACAGACCACGATCTTTAAGAACGTTAGGATCATTTAGATCAGTACCAACACGAC